CAATATTGGAAAAAATGTTGATAAGACACTGGGTAATGTGGGTAAAGTTGTTGGAGAAAAAAAATTGTGGGGTGCAAATGCAAGTGGCGGCAGAGGAAACCAAAATAAAAATGATTATCAACCTACAGAAATTGGTGCAGTAAGATATGAAGAAATAAGAGAAGTTTGTAATGAATGGGACGGATGGGGTACTGCATTAAAACCAGCGCACGAACCAATTGCTGTAGGTCGTAAACCATTATCCGAAAGTACTGTTGCTAAGAATGTATTAAAACATGGCACTGGTGGTATCAATATTGATGAAAGTCGGGTACCGCATGTTACGGTTGGTGACGGAAGCAATCTTGCTCTAAATTCACATTTGCGAAAAAGCATTAATGGCGGCAACGGCGGTAAAATTATTTCTACCGAAACCGACCGACGAGTGGTAGTACCAGATGTATCTGGTCGTTTCCCTGCAAATGTAATGCACGATGGTAGTGATGCTGTTACGAGTACATTTCCACAACAAACTGGTAAAGTTATTGGTTTTGGTGACGAAGGTTCAGCCGCTCGTTTCTTCTATTGCCCAAAAGTATCAAAAAAAGAACGTGGGGAAAATAACAAACATCCAACAGTCAAACCACAAGAGTTGATGAAATACTTAGTGAGACTTGTCACGCCTAAAGGTGGTACTGTACTTGATCCATTTATGGGTTCCGGCTCTACTGGTATGGCAGCAAAAGACTTGGGGTTTGACTTTATTGGCATTGAGAAATCAGAAGATTATTTTAAAATCTGTCAAGAAAGAATTGAACAGATAAATCCATTAAGAGAATTTTTAGACTAGACAATCATTATAGAATGTGCTATAATGAACGAATATAAACACAGGAGAACTATATGTCAGTAATGGACAAACTCAAAAAGAACTCAAAACTAAAGAATACTGAAGTTCTTTCGGAGTCTAAATTTTTTAATAATAAAGAGAAAGTTTCAACATCTGTACCTATGATCAATGTTGCACTTTCTGGATCAGTAGACGGCGGTCTTACTCCAGGACTGACTGTACTAGCTGGACCATCTAAGCATTTTAAAACTTCATTTACGCTTCTAATCGCTGCGGCGTATCTAAACAAGTATCCTGATGCTATTATGCTATTCTATGACTCAGAATTTGGCTCACCTGCATCTTATTTTGAACAATTTGATATTGACACGGCTCGCGTTCTGCATACACCAATTACTAATGTCGAAGAATTAAAATTTGATCTTATTGGTCAGTTAGAAGGTTTAGATCGTAAAGATCGTGTTATTGTTGTTATTGACTCTATCGGTAATCTTGCATCTAAGAAAGAAATGGAAGATGCAATCAACGAAAAATCTGTGGCTGACATGTCACGCGCAAAGGCACTCAAGGGGCTATTCAGAATGTGTACGCCATATCTTGCTATGAAAGATATTCCCATGATTGCTGTTAATCACACATACAAAGAAATTGGTTTGTTTCCTAAAGATATTGTATCAGGCGGCACAGGCATTTATTACAGCGCAAATAATATTTGGATCTTAGGACGCCGTCAAAACAAGAAAGGTACTGAGATTCAAGGCTATGACTTTGTTATCAATGTTGAAAAATCTCGGTTCGTCAAAGAAAAATCTAAGATACCAATCAGTGTAACGTGGGAAGGTGGAGTAGCTGCTTGGTCTGGACTGTTAGAGGTCGCACTTGCTGGAGGCTATGTTGTTAAGCCGAGTAATGGTTGGTATAGTTCTGTCGATATGTCAACTGGTGAAGTATCAGAAAAGAAAGTACGCGAAGCAGGCACACTGGAAGAAGATTTCTGGAAACCTATTTTTGATACTACAGATTTCGCAGAGTTTATTAAAAAACAATATACTATTGGTCACCAGACTGAAGTAGATTTTGATGATTTATTAGAAGGAGAATAATATGGCTATAACTTCACATTTGATAGAAAACGATCACTACGAATTAGTTCCGTCGAAAGAGTCTGACAATGCATGGAATATTAGATTTTTGAAAGGGGACTACGTTGAAAGCGTAGTCTCCATCGGAACTATTAAAGTTGGTGAAGAAATTCCAGGTGGAGATGATCATCAACTTACGTTTGATTTTAATGTTTCGTATTCTCCTGACGATACACTTACTGAGGATGATGAGGATTTTCAAGAGTACGTTGGTAAAATTTTACTGCATATTATAGAAGATAGTATAAAAAGATCAGAAAATAAGGTTGACTAAATTACCTATATAGTATATAATGTAAGAATATCAGCAAGAGGTATTATTGAATGACTAACCCAGACTATCCAGTTTACATCATATCTAAGGGTCGATCTGATTCGATGGTAACATCCAGATCACTCGCCCGTATGAAAATCCCACATTATATTGCAATTGAACCTCAAGACGAGGACGATTATGAAAAAGCACTAGATGAATTTGCAATTAGGGACTATGTTACATTATTGATTGCTCCGTTCTCAAATCATGGTGACGGACCCGGTCGCGCTAGAAACTGGTGCTGGGACCATTCAATGACTTTAGGCTTTGAACGTCATTGGGTACTAGATGATAATATATCTGACTTTTACAGATTACATGAAAACAAACGTATTAGAGTTGAGACTGGTGCAATATTTAAAGCAGCGGAAGAATTTACAGATAGGTATACTAACGTCCCTATCTCTGGTTTTCAGTATCGTTTCTTTATTGCGCCAAATCAAAAGTATCCCGCTTTTGTTAAAAACACAAGAATTTATTCATGCTTATTAATTGCAAATGATTGCAAGCATAGATGGCGCGGAAGATATAATGAAGATACTGATATTTGCTTGCGAGTACTGAAAGACGGTGACTGTACTATTCAATTCAATGCTTTCATGCAAGGCAAGTTAGCTACACAAACACTAAAAGGTGGCAACACGGCAGAATTTTATCATGCAGAAAATACAGATCAGAAAAGTATCGTGACAGGCAAAGATTTGAATGATACTGGCTATAATAGCTTAGGCACTGCTAATAAATCTCAAATGCTAGTTGATATGCATCCAGACGTTGCTAGAATAGCTTGGAGATATGGTCGCTGGCATCACTATGTAGACTACTCTCCTTTTAAAAAGAATATGTTAAAATTTAGAGAAAACTATGTGCCGATGAGCGGCAATAACGAATACGGTCTTAAACTTGTGAGTGATGAAAAATATAAACTCCGAAACTATAAAGGAAAGAAGGATGTGTGATTTTATCAGCGATACTGTGGTACAAGATAAAAATAGAAAGTTCTTTCAACCAGATTGTGATATTTGCGGAAAACCAAATGCAGCCCAACAACTTAATGGAGACTGGGCTAACGACATTAAATATGGATCTCCTAGATGGCGAATTTATGTCGATCCTTTAACAAAACAAAGATATCATGCGTGTGGTTGTTGCCATGAACTTATTCGACCTGGTAATAAACCAACAGATACAATAGTACACTGGAAAGAGGTAATTAATAATGTCAGATGATAAAAAAGTAGAAGAATCTGGACAATATGATAATTTTATGGATCATATGGGCGAAACAATAGCAGGCACTGCCTCACTTGCAGATTTTGTCGATATTGAGGATAATCGTGATAACTGGGAAAAACACTGGGTTGGTATGCCTACTTACACTCAGGAACATAATAAGACATATAAAACTGTTATGATGCATTTTCGCAATGCCGAAGATTATAAAGAATATTGTGATTTGATTGGTCAAGCCATGACTATGAAAACGAAAAGTGCATGGTATCCCGCATTAGACCGTGAAGCGAATAGTCTGCTACGTTGGATAGAAGATGATTGAAAAGATTTATATACCTACAGTTAAACGAGTTGATAATCAAATAACTTATAATAGCCTATCGGACTCTTTGAAAAAGCGTGTTGTTTTTGTAGTACAAGCTTGGGAAAGAGAACAATATAAATATGATGCTGAATATCTAGTTTTGCCCGATTGGTTGACATATAAGCATCCACACGCTATCGCACAAACTAGAAGTATTATATATCAGCATGCCAAAACAAGCAAATATATGATGGCGGACGATGATATGGTTATTGTTAGAAGAAATGAAAAATATCTTGGATTGCCGTCTAATATGGAAAAAGCAAAGCGAGTCGCTACTTCAGATGATATAGATTACCTTTTTGAAAGCGCGGCAAAAATTTTAACTGAAAATGCGGACGCTTGTTACTTAGGTGTTTCCGCAGAATCTTTTGCTCCGAAACCTCAACTTATTACAAAACTGAGCGCAATTTATCAGATTTGGTTTATAGACGGAAGCAAATTATATGATACATTTTGCGAAAATAAAAAACTATTATCATCTACAATGCATACCTCAGATGATACCCTTTTCAATGTAGTCATGGCTACAAATGGGAAAGCTGGATGGAAAATGAATGATTTTTGTTCTAGAAACAAAAGCATTGATAAAAAAGCAAATATTGGTTCTGTGTTATGGGATAATAATAAAGACGATGAAGCCCAGCAAGATCAGCGCCTTTTAGCAAAAATGTATCCGAAATATTATAAGATAAAGGATGATGCAAAACTTGCATATAGAGGGTTAGTATTAAAGGCTAGGTTCGAATATAAAAAAGCTTATGACGATGCAAATGCCTCGAAATTAGATAGTTTTCTATCTTGACCTGTCGTAAAAAATATAGTATAATAGACGTTTTAACGAAGGAAATAATTTGAGTAATATAGAACAAGTAATTCTAAAAAACATCCTTACAGATGAGCAGTATATGCGAAAAGTTTTGCCGTTCGTGCAAGTGGAATATTTTGAGGGTGTTTATAAAACTCTGTTTGTCGAAATTGGTAAATTTGTTGCAAAATATAATAAATTACCTACAGCGGAAACTTACAAAATTCAACTAGACGAATCTGGTTCTCTTACTGAAGAAAATTACAATCAAGCAATAGAAGTAATACCACAGCTATTTGATAAAGAGAAATCAGATGAGGAATGGCTATTAGATCAAACTGAAAAGTGGTGTCAAGACAGAGCATTATTCAATGCGGTTATGGAGTCGATCAGTATTATTGACGGCAAACATAAATCTCTCACTAAGAATGCACTGCCTGAGATTTTGACAAAGGCTTTAGGCGTTTCATTTGATACGAATATCGGACACGACTATTTGGCAAACTTTGCTGAAAGATATGAGTTTTATCATCAAGATGAGGAAAGACTGCCATTTGATCTTGAATATTTCAATATCATCACGAAGGGTGGTCTACCAAGAAAAACACTAAATATTATTCTTGCTGGCACTGGTGTTGGTAAATCTCTGTTTATGTGTCACCAAGCAGCGGCAGCATTAACAGATGGTAAGAATGTATTATATATCACAATGGAAATGGCAGAAGAACGAATTGCAGAACGTATTGACGCGAACTTGCTAAACGTACCTATCGCGGATCTCACGGAATTGAGTAAAGAAAATTTTGCAGAGCGCGTTGCGAATATCTCTAAAAGAACGAACGGTAAACTGATTGTAAAAGAGTATCCTACGGGTCAAGCAAATACTGCACACTTTCGAAATTTACTTGGCGAATTAAAATTAAAAAAGTCGTTTGTGCCTGATATTGTCTTTATTGATTATCTAAATATATGTGCATCAAGTCGCATGAAAGGTATGGGAGGGTCTATTAATTCTTACACATATATCAAAGCTATTGCAGAAGAAATGCGCGGTCTTGCAGTCGAGTTTAACCTCCCGATTGTTTCAGCAACACAAACGACTCGCTCTGGTTATGGCAACTCAGATGTTGGGCTTGAAGATACGTCCGAGTCTTTTGGACTACCCGCTACTGCCGACCTCATGTTTGCTCTTATCTCCAGTGAAGAACTTGAGAGTATGGGTCAAATCGCGGTTAAGCAATTGAAGAATCGCTATAATGATGTAGGCTATAAAAAGCGATTTGTAATTGGTGTCGACCGAGCAAAAATGCGACTATTTGATGTTGACGATTCTGAGCAGACTTTGATAGACGATACACCTATTTTTGATAAAACTCCGCAGGGTCAAGATGCTGCTAAATTTAAGGACTTTAAACTATGAAGCAAACCCACGCAGAATGTTTAGTTGTTACGGGCGAAGAATGTGCAGAGTTAACAAAAGAGTGTATGAAAATTCTTAGGTTTGGTATAGACGATGAAAAGCGAAAAAATCTTATAGCGGAAATGGGAGACGTACAATGTATGTTAGATTTGTTGGGAGATCATCTTGATATTTCAGGAGATGAGATACTTACCGCAGCTACAGCTAAAAGAGAAAAGCTCAAAAAATGGAGTAACCTAATAAAATGACAGATAAAGAGGAAATTAGCGAAGTAGATTTAGAGAAACTATGGCATTATTTTCACGAAATTGTAGATAATAGAAAAGATGCAGGATATGAAAATCTACAAATCGCTGGCTTAATGATGGCATATTCTCTAAAGCTATATAGATTTGAATTGACTGATCAAGCATATAAGAGCCTGTTAAATTATATTTTTGAACAACACGAAAGTATGCTTGATGAACACTTTACCAACGTAACCGTACACTAAGGAATTATTATGAAAGCAGTTTTAAGAGCATACACACAGCCACACGAAAGTCCTGCACTTGGAAATATTCAAGAATTTGTTGCGTTTTGTGCAAGAGTGTCAAATCCTACAAATCAAATGAATAATAGTACAAGCGAAAAACTTATTCGTTATTTAATTAAACACAAGCATTGGTCGCCACTCGAAATGGTTTCTGCGACAATGGAAATTGAAACTACAAGAGATATTGCCAGACAACTCTTACGGCATCGTTCATTTTCATTTCAAGAGTTTTCACAAAGATATGCTAATGTCGATGAGTTTGGGGAAAATATGTTCGAGGTTTGTGATGCACGATTGCAAGACCCTAAGAACAGACAAAATAGCATCGAACATGATGATATTGAACTTCAAAAAGAATGG